TTGAAGATTGTTACCAGAAACAGTGCCTACCTCAGTGAGGTTGTTGTTATTGCAGTCCAATGCCGCTGCTAGTTCAGGTGAAGTATCGTCAGAGACGTTTTGGATACCTGAGTTAGAAGTAATACCCAGCCAAGCTGTCCCGTTATAGTTTTTCAGTGTTGCATTAGCAGTGTCAAACCAAAGGTCACCGGCAGAAGGACCGCTAGGTGCGTTGGCTGAAATTTTGTACTCATTTGCATAACGATTGACATCGCTGATGCTGCCTGCAACTGTATTGATATTGCTGGTATTTGATTGGACAGAGTTAATGTTTGATTCGTTCCCTGCAACAGAAGTAACATTGCTTGCAATACCGGCGACAGTAGTGACATTTGTACTAATGCCTGCGACAGTATTTATGTTGCCTGCATTACTCTGAACAGCATTGATGTTGGTCGCGTTGCCAGCAACTGCGTTGATGTTGCTTGCATTACCTTGTACTGCATTGATGTTTGTAGCATTACCAGCAACAGCATTGATGTTTGTTGCATTACCTGCTACGGCAGTAATATTAGTTGCATTGCCTGCAACCGCTGTAATGTTAGCCGCGTTATCTTGGTTTGCAGTAATCGGGTCTTCGATAACAGTAATGGTGTTACCCATACCGTTACCATGCACCGTGCAGTAATACCGGAGGTTTGTAGCCGAGTCAGGGACCTTAAAGACTACCTTTGCGCCAGTGCTACCAGCAGTACCAGTAACAGTCACACCAGTTGTGTAGGAACTAGAGCCGCTCTTAAAGGCAAATGGGTGATTGCTATTACTTGCGTCTGATTGGTCAAACGTGTATGTCCAACCTTTACGCAAGCTAAGAACAGGGTTAGAAACGCCATCGACGACAAACACACCACCAGCAACAGTGACTGTCTTAGCTTCTGCACCCTCAAGCGTGTCAGAAACAATTTCAACAGCACCACCAGTGCCACCTGCAATCAAAGCATCAGCAATAGATCCAAGGTCGGTAAACGTTGAAATGTCGTTAGCAACAACAGCAATGTCGTTGAGCTGACTGCTGTCAGGCGTAATCTTGTCGTATGAAGAGCCGTTAAAGGCCTTCATCACATCCTGTGCAGTGTTGTAGTAGAGGTCACCTTCCTCAAGAGATGAGCCATCAGCACGAGCTGTTGGGTCAGCGGCAGACACGCGATAGCGATCTGCAAAGTTGTTGATGCTTGCAGTGTTTTGACCTGCGGCTACAACGTTGGTGATGTTAGTCGCAACAGTTGTGACTTCAGTTGCTTTCGGTTGCAGTCGGTGAAACGCATAGGTGTGAAGGGTGCTAGTCGTTTCAACAATGACGCCAAAGCCAACCGGAAGGGTTTCGGTTACACCAGTAATTGTGACTGTGTTACCAGTACCGGCTCCATTGGCGATGGTGATCGTGCCACTGGAGGGAGTCAGAGTGGCAGACAGAGCCTTGATGCTGACGAGCTGAGTCGTACCTGTGTTTCCCTGAGGGTTAGTAGAAGGGAAGCTCGTCTCGTTCGCGATTGGTGTAAAGCCCCCAACATCATCAATGAGGTCAATAATCCGAGCGTCGATAGCAGCAGTCGTAGCAACGTGACCATCACCACTAGACCACGTATTCCCTGAAGCAATAGTTTCACTTGAATCTTGACGGAAGTAACGAGCGTCTGACGCGGAGCTGCTCAGGAACTTGGTGTCGGACGGGGTATGGCTTGCATGACCACTTGCAGTAACGATGTCAGGAGCGTTCCTGATAAAAGCATCGCTAGTGCTGTCAGCCTCAGTCCAATCAGGTTGAACGTTGACCTCAGCAGCGGTTTCAATGCCGGCTAGCTTTGTCTTTTCAGCGTCAGTGAAAGCGTTTGTATTGGTGTTGCCTTCATACAGTCCCTTGATCTCAGTGCCAGTCTGATCTTGTGTTGCGTTCGCTTCGATGCCAGCAAGTTTCGATTTTTCACTGTCGTTAAACTCATTAGTATCAGCGTTTGACTCGTAGCTGGTTTTGATTTCAGCAGCAGTCTGATCGCGTGTAGCTCCAGACTCAATGGCGTTCAGCTTTGCCTTCTCAGAGTCGTCAAAGACGTTGGTGTCAGCGTTTGACTCGTACAGAGACTTGATTTCAGTCGCTGTCTGATCAGCCGTAGCACCCGCTTCAATAGCGTTGAGCTTGGCGTGGTCAGCGTCAGTAAAGACGTTGGAGTCAGTAGCAGCCTCGACAGCAGCCCTGATCTCTGCATTGGTCTGATCGCCAGTAGCGCCAGCTTCGATGCCGTCGAGCTTGGCACCATCAGTAGCGACATCCCGTCCATCAACATTTCCAGAGACAGCAATGTCATTGACGGTCAGATCACCAGTGGTGGTCAGGTCTTGTGAACCAAAGTTCGGATTGATCTTGGTTCCATCGATAGCGGCAGATCCGCTGATGTCAGCGTTGACGATCGTGCCATCAAGAATGTCTGTGGACGTGACGTAGCCAGCCGGTTGTCCAACAACCCTGAAGCCACCCATGTCCAGGTTGGCAAACATCTTCGGGTTAGAAGGTGTGCCATCCTCAGCAATGGATGCAAAGTTAGAAAGTTTTTGATCCCGCAGCTCCTTCAGACCACGAAGGGCCTGAAGTTGGTTTGCGTCGAGATCTTGTGCGCGAATCGACGATCCAGGCTGGAAGTCAACACGCGGGAAGTCCTCATCAATATCCGTCTTACGGAGGATCAGGACGTTTGCACTAATGCCAGTGGGTGGCGAGGTGGGGACATTGCCACTGGTAAAAGTTACTGTATTTGTGCCGAGAGAATAGTGGGTGGATACGGATTTCTTGTCCCATTGTTCAGAAGATCCATTCCAAACATAGACAAAAACATCATCGTCTTCAAATCGGTCGGTAGCAAACGGAAACGTAAATGCCGTCTGAGTACCATTGCCGGCAAGGATTGCGTACGAATTGTTCGGTTGTCTAATAGTCATTGCTAGTTAGCGATACGGAGAAGTTCTTCAGCGTCTTGTAATGCGTCTAAATCACCACGTTTGATGGCATCTTCAGACTCGTTATTTGCTCTTTGCTTGAGCCTAATTGTGTCTCTAAAGCTAGAATCTTCAACCGCTGAGTTCAATGCGGCACGAAGGGCCTGATCAAGCTGTGCATGTACTTGTTGATACAAAGATACAGGTACGTCGCCTGAAGCTTCTCTCTGCATGTCGAAATATCCTTCACGGAATTTATCCGCTGGGAACTTCTTCATGAATTCTTTGACCTTTCTTGTGAAGATGCCATTTTCGCCAATAAGCCTAGAGATTTCTGAAACCTCTTCATCTGTGAACTCTTGTCCACGACCATCTGTTTTCAGTGTTGGACGACCATCCCATTCAATATCAACTAGATATTGTTCTTCAGGAGTGAGAGGTGAACTCTGCTTCCATGGAGTCAATCCATTAAAGAAACGTGCCCACGGATCACTTTGTCCGCCTACAGGCTTACCAGTTACATATGAATACTGGATAGGCAGTTGGTCGCGTAGAACAGGGTTACGGTTATACCAGTGAGAAATAAAATCTTCATTAACAACACGCAATTCCTTGTGGAAGAGCCTTGCCATTTGATTTCTTTCACCACTCATAGGCATCATCGAGTTAGAGAATTGAGCACCCCAACGCTCTAATGCACCGCCACGTTGTTCCATGATGTCGAACAGTGGTCCCAATCCATCAGCAAATTGTTTGGATTGCATTGCTCCACCGACTGAGTACATCGTCCGTGCCAGCAAGTTGCTGACCGTGGCGTTGTCCAGGTTGTCGTGGTTGTCCCACATAGTGGCGACAAACGACAGAAGGTCAGTCACATGGCCCATGTTTTCAAATGAGTGCCACTTACCATCGAGTCCCAGGTAAGTATTGCGGTCCCAGTTGTTACCTTCGCGAGTGCGTTGGATTTTTGGATCCATATGACCATGTCCACGGAGCCGGCCAGCCATAGCCAGACCAAGGGCACTCGTCAAAATTGTGGCACCTAGAGCTTTTCTACCACGATAAATGTGATACCAGTGGTTATATGCAGCTTCAGGATCTGGCAGATCTTCCATAACCATACCTTTTTCAGCGAGAAGATCCCTTACTTCATCGCGAGGCATTTGTGAGAACGGACGTTTCCATCTGGAAATCTTTTCATGAAGACCAAAACCAATGTGGCTTCCAGTCCACTGCGTTGCACTGATCATCGTCCGTTGGAACATAATCCATGGACGCAAACCTGGAGCAGATGCCAGAAGTGCATCTATACTGTTAGTGATGTTGTTTGACTGGTTCATAGCAATCTCACGGCTAGTGTTTTCCACAGCCTTGTTTGTGATCATGCCATTTTCATCAAACGTACCCTTATAGATTTGCTTTTGAATATCAGCAATCATGTCTGGATCTAATGCACCATTAGACGCATTGATCATGTCGTATGCCATGCCATGTGCATAAATGCTTGACTCTGAGGCTCGTGTAAAGCCATCGAGTGCTGTCATTGCATTAGCAGGAAAGCGGAAAATAGGATTTGTTTCTAGTGCGTGTAGAGTTTTGATATTCTCCGTAAGCACAGCTAAACCATAGTTACCTTCTTCCATCATTGTCTCGGCAGTGGCGTCCAACAAAGCCAGCTTCTCAGCGTTCATACGTGCAATATCGTCACGCATGATGTATCCAACAGAGTCTGGATCGAACGTAGCTTTCTTCATGACTTCTCCCATGTGAGACAAGCCAGACCGCGTGTTATCCATGATCTGTCCATACATATACATGCCACGCTGCATAGCTGCTTTATCGCCAGCCATTTTTGCACTCATCATCAAAGAGATGGGGTTGGAGATCTGTGCAAATGCGTTACCAGTACCAGCCACAAGAGGAGTAGCCCAGCTAAACATTGAGTTATAGATAGTTCCCCATACGCCCTGCATAACCATGCTGGGAATCTGTGGATTTCCATCAATAAGTGCTTTGCTCAAAATCCCTGTTGAATTAACAAGATAGTTATTGAGCTTAGTAATGCTGTCCACTTTGCCATTGGTCATCTCATAAGCGAGAAGCAAAGGGCCAAGCATTTCGGGTTTTTGTGTTTTAACCGCTCTCAGCGTCTCAACCATCGCCTTTTTGTTTTCGGCAATATCAGCCAGACCACGAAGAGTTGCGTTCTTTTCCCGCTCAATGTGTTTAGGATCAATGAAACCTTTAGCGCGGTTCCAAAGATTTTTCATGTTCAGAGCACGAGCTTGTGCATACGTCGTCTGTGCAGACAAGGTTGCAAGGAACTGAATACGGTCCAGGATTTGATCCTGAGCACGCTCGTAGGCGGATGTCCCGAAAGCTTTACGGGCACCTTCTGCCAAGTCGCTGATTTGTCCAGCCATAGACGTAGCCGTATAGGCATATGCCCTAGCGACATCCATGCTTGCGTAGTCAGCCAAGAAATCATTAGTAGCCTTAAATGCCGCTGCATAAGCAGTGTCATTCAAGATCATTGCTTTTGTATTGACTTCTTCGCCCATCAGCGGAGCCAAAGTTTTCTTCATGTCCGGGATAGACATGTTGTAGAGCTTTGCAGCAAGCTTGTTTCCGTCTTCTACAACGTGTTTGAACGGGATGTAGCGACCACCTGCTGTGCTGTATCCATACTCACCAGCATTTCGCAGGTCTGTTACCAGCTCTTTGAGAACAGTCATTGTGTTCCCAGGAGCATCAATACCAAACTGCAACTTGCTTGGTGTCATTACTGAACCAAGACGACCATCAACACTATCGATGTTTCGCATAATACGGACGTTGTCCATACTTGCGCCAACAATTCCCAGCGGATCTTTGGTGCGGATGCCTAGTTCAAGGTCATCATATACATCGTGATAAGCAAAGACAGGCTCATTTGGTGTATCAAGATCGACTGACTTTTCAAAGTTGTACTGACCAAGAGCATCAAGCTGGCTTGCACGACGCTCAGCATTACGCATTACTTCACCCTCAGGTGTCACAGTAATGTCTCTTTCTTTGTTTGCAAGTTCAGTCCAGTTTTTCGCCAGTTCGTTTTCCGGCACCCACGATGCTGTGGCTTTGAGGTTTTGACGTGCGCGATAGAGTTTTGCAAGACCTGGAATTAGGTCAGAGGCAAGACCAAACAGAGCACCTTCTTTCTTGTTTTTCTCTCTCTTTACGTCAGGAGAGTCAGAATCGAGAGTTGCAAGGTTGTCGGGAATAAATCCCCATGTCTTCGGCCAAGCTGCTTTAAGCGAGCCTACCGCGTTCATGTCACGTTCTTGTGTTGGTGCAACCTCGTCAACAATGAGACCACTACCAACGTTGATTCCCATATTTGAAAGGAACCGGAAGGATCGGTCGTTGCCAAGACTCCAGCCAATTTTTGAATGTGCAGCAGTTCCCGCAGCTTTTAGTCCACCAGCCACTCGCATTGTCGGAAAGACAATCGATGAAAGGTCTCGAACTGCGTTAGCTTCTTCATGAACAAAGCGTGGAATTTCAGGAATTTCAGGAAGTCCTGTTTCTTTCAACACCCAGTTGACAGCACCAAGACCAGTGTCAAGGATGCCCATTCCAGGTGCTGCAAGCATATCCTTCATGAAATCATACTTTTGATTAAGTGGGATTCCAAAGTAATGAAGACCTCTTTCTTCATTCCTACGCTTTTGTGCTTCTGGTGTTAGCCATGCACGTCCATTTTCAATGTAATAATCTGGGTCGTTTCTATATTTAGCTAGTTTTGGATCATCCTTAGATGATTCCTCTTCTTCTTCTTCGAGAATTGGTTCTTCAGTTTCACCAATCGATTCGTTTATCTGGGTAAGTTCGTCAAACGCCGATTGATCAAAGGAAGGCGTACCTTCATCATCACCAATCCCTTGAGGATTAGAGTACATTAGTTAGATTGATAAATTTGCCAGAGTTCTTCAATAGTCTTGACAGGTTGTCCATGTGCAGACTTTCCGTTCAATAGTGGAAGGCTTGACCATGTCGGTGCCAAGGCAGCCATCACCTGTGCAAACTCTTCGATAGTCTCGATTGGAGCATCAGGATCGATACCCTTTTCTTCAACTAGATGACGAGCTGCACGTTCTTGACTGTGTGGACTGAAATCATTAAGTCCCAGAAGGTCAGCGATTGGTTGATAGGTAGTAGACAAGAATTGATAAGCACCAGCCGCGTCAGAAGAATATGGTCCTGACGTATTGATTATGCGAGGATGTTCGTCAAAATCTGAAAACTGTGCGCCAGTAAACATTGTCGTGTATCCACGATCTCCCAGAGTTCCTTCACCGAACCGGATTGCCGAGCTGAGCTTTTGCCAGCCAGGTGTTTGGGTTTGATATTTGGCTCCACGTACAGGCCAAGAAGTTGGACCTCCAATGGCTCTGTGAACACGTTGTCGGGTACCTAAGTTGTAAATCAGATTCTTTTGTGCAGGTGTAAGCTCCTGATCAAATGCTCCGATTGCCTCTGGAACTTTAAGTTCTTCAAAATCAGGTATTTGACCTAATTCTTTGAACCTGTTTCCAATCGCATTGTAAAATTTAATGGGGTGCATACGCAAAACGCGACTAGCCCTATTTGCCACTTCGTCATATTGAAAGTTTCGATCACCAAATCTTTTTCTTAAATTATTAAATTCAGAGACACTGTAATATGCTGATGGGTTTTCAAACTTATTTTTGTTGGCTGGGTCTAAGGCTTTTGTAAGATCTGCCAAGCGTTGTCTTGCTTGTTCAGCATGTTCTTTGTCTCCTAACCTCTCTTGCATTTCAACATAAGAGTCACTTAGCTCAGCCTCTTTACCCGCAGCCCTTCTCTCTTTTTCTAACCTTGCTTGTTCAGCTTCAAACGCTTGTTGAGTCATTTGAAACGCTGTACGTTCAGGGTCTTGATTACTCGGGTCAAGTCTTGCAGTAGCAAGGTTTGAAGCATAAATACCTTGCTGTTCAATAACCTTTGCTCCGACAGTCCAGTTATATGACTTATCTGCCCTAAAGGTGACTAACCCTTTAACCATATCAGCTACAAGATTGTTGTACTTGTCAGCATTTTTTTGTCTAGCTTGATAAGCCGCTGAGCTGATTTGTGGAGCAATACGAGCCCTTACATCAGCAGGGTAGTATTGAAGATCTTCCTTGCGGAACAGACCTGCATCAACTAGACCTTGTGCTCTATCGAACACCTTTTGTCGCTCTAGTGCATCAACGCTTAAGCTTCTAGCAAAGTCATCTAGTTTTTCACTTCGGCCAAGGCCAGCCTTAATAAGTGCATCTTGAGCATCTTCGATGTTGTCTTTTGTGACACCATCTGGATCAGATACAAATGATTCAATAAAGCGTTGCTCGGCTAAAAACTTAGCTTTTTTGTCTTGATAAACACGGAAGTCGTAGTCTTTCTTCTCGACAGAGCGCAGCGCAACATCAACAGGAGCTAATTCACGAGCAAACTCAGCACCGA